CTATTGGCAGAGCTGTGCATTAAGCACAATCTTTTGCCGACAGATGAATATTTAGAGGCACTGGAGTTGATGGAGTTTGTACAAATTAACCGTGGGAACGATATGACCGATAAAACAGTACAGGCTACGCCTGAGTTGCCAGTCAGCCAGCAACTGCTAAATCTTGTAGAAGCACAGGCGCAAGACGGCGGGTTGTGGTTTGAGGCCAAGACAGCGCCAGAGGCTTATTTGCAGCAGGAGTTGCGAAAGTTGCACGCAGCAATCGAGGCACGCGCCATACAAGCTATGCCTGAGTTGCCTGAGTTGCCAGTAGTGGCGTGGCTTACTGGGGCAGGTATTTTGACAAGCAACTTTTTCTACAAAGAAAGCTGGATTCCGAAGCCAGTAGACCAACCGCTCTGCAAAGTTTCAGATGCCCTCACCTACGCAGAATCACTGCGCTCTGAGAACGCTGACTTAAAAAAGCGTGCTTACTTTCACCCTGAAAATCACTCAAAAACTTTGCAGCAGATTTTTTATGACCTGCATTTGTTTGAAGAAGTGGCGGAGCATTATGCGCAATGCGGCATGTCGCCGGAATCTATGCGCAATTGGGTTGTTGACAAAAACACAGAAGTAGATCAGCTCAAAGCAGAGCTTGAGGCGGCAAGGGCTGCGCTGAAACCACTGGTAGCAGAGCCAGTTTATGTTCAGGTTCGCCATAAAACAGAATACGGCATGAGTGAGTGGGGTGTGCCGCTTGACCCTAAAGAGCAGCATTCCACATGGGCTGATGGCGTTGAAATGCGCTTGCTCTACACCACACCACCATTCACCAGCATTGGCGTGCAGCGTCACAAGTTTTGGGGTGCTGGTGAGCCTGATTGCCCGAGGGACATCAAAGCGCCTAACGGGGAACTTTACACAATGCGATGTAAAGTCTGCGGCGATGACTGGCGTAAAAGCCGTGATGTTTGTTTTGCAGCCACCAACCTACCCAGCACCAGCATTGGCGGGGAGGTGACGGATGATGTTAAGTATGAATGTGACAATGCAGCATGGGCTGCAGCATGGGCCGAAAAGAAATGGTATTCATCACGCTGCCTAGCCAGCACCAAGCCAGCGGACACCCCATGATCGCCAAAAAAAGTGATGCCGAAAGGCTGGCGATGGCTGAAGCCTTTGACATCGTGATCGCGTGGCTACAGCACAAAGGTACGGCGGCCAATGTCTCGGAGCTTGCCAGCATGTGTGAGTTTGTGGTTTTCGTCCAGGCACGCAATCCAGATGCCCCGCAACCAGCAGAGCGCAATTTTTGCGGACGATGCGGTAAGCGATTGGGCGATGTTGACAGCATCCACACTTGCACGCCGCCAGCAGCAGTACAGCCAGCCGAGCCGCTGACGGATGAGCAAATTCATGAACTTGCACAGTCTGTTGCATTACTCGATGGAGGCTGCAATGTGCATGAATTTACACGTTTAGTTGAAGCAGCCCACAACATCAAACCAAAAGAAGAATGATGGCGGCAAAAAAAGAATACTGGGTGTTGACTGAAACGCTCCCTGATAAATTGACAAAAGGCAAGTGGACGCATATCACCAGCACCCGGGTGGTTCGTCTGATGGCGCAGGCCGAAGGGTATGCAATGGTGCGTAATCAGGGGTGTATGCCGTTTTGCGTCAGTGTTAAAAAACTGACTAAATATGTGCCACCTCAAAGTAAAAGAACAGAAGGATTGACATGACAAACACCGACAAGATGCGCGAGGAGTTCGCCAATCACATCAATGACTGCATCGAAAGCGAAGGCGGCTTAATGCAGGCCTTGCAGCGCAATGAAGCTGGCGATTATGTAACGCACTGGGTTGCTCAAAAGTGGGTAACTTGGCAAGCAGCCACACTCAAAGCAGCGCCGGGGTGGCGGGATATTGCTGATCGCCCAAAAGACGGCACTAAATACTGGGCGACTGACGGCAAAAATCAGTTTACAGAAAACCAGCCGCCAGACTGCTATCCGGGGCAGTGGGACTGGTTTGAAGAAGAACAATACTGGGGCGGTCGCGTGTCAACTTACAAAGCCACTCATTTCATGCCACTTCCTGCACCACCAGCACCAGGGGGTGACAAATGAGCGTATTCATAACTCTTGGCGATATTATTTCTTTTGCCTTGGCTGCAATTTTTGGCCTAATTTTGCTGGTGATTTATTTTCTCATTTGGTGGGCACAATGGCGCTGCAAACATGATGGCGATTTTGGCGAGACTCAAGCCTGTGATGCTATTTGTCATCAGTGCGGCAAAAATCTCGGCTTTATTGGAACAGTCCGAGCAAAACGCGCTGCCGCAGCCATTGGTAAATCTGAGAGGGGGAGTGATGGCTGAATATCGCATAGGACTTGCGCCGACCACATACAATCCACGCACGGACACCTATGACACGTCAGATGGCACGGCAGTAGGCGCAGAACTGATTCATGGCGCAAAGAACATAGAAGATGTATTTTGGATTGCAACCATCAGAGAACAGCAACGCAAAGCCATCAGAGAACAGCAACGCAAACCAGCCAATCAAGGAGCCGACAAATGACTGATAAAGAATTGTTAGAGCTTGCGGCTAAGGCTGCGGGGATTGAGCTTGATTGGGATGTCCCACCAAAATCGCCGCCTTGGCGAATGACTGGCACAGGGGAAGATAAAGGCCCAGCAGCACAGTGGACTCCCCTCACAGACGATGGCGATCTATTCAGGCTTGCGCAAAAGCTCAATATCGTCATCGATTTCAATGAGGGTTTTGCAGAGCACTGGAGCACGCTGCGCCATCATTTTGGTGACAACGGCAGAACCGTCCACCATGCAGTGCTGCAAGTTGCCGCTGAAATTGGATTTACTGCTTAGGCCAAGCGGTTATTTGACAGACGGCGCGGCGGCCAGCATCGTGGTTTTGTTCTCGCTTTGGCGTGTCGTGCCAAACCAGAAAGCCATCACGCTTGTCCAGGCTGTACCCAAACTGCCCAGCATCAGCAGCAGCGCGTCAGATGAATCCGTGGTTAGCCAGCCTTTCATCATGCAGATAAGCACGCCCAAAAAGCCAACAGTCACGATAATAGACAAAGCCGCAGGAACTATGCTTGGGCTTGCCATTTGCAGCTTACGGGCGCTGTCACGGTCAGCCGCGGCGATTGCCTCCAAGTCCTTGATGTTGGCAAAACCGAGCGCCTTCATTTGCAGTTCAAAATTCTGGTCGGCTTCTTTTAGGGCCAAAAGTTGTTCAGGCGTTGCACCAGATACCGCGGCTTTGATTGCGTCGGTGGTTTTCTCGGTCAAGCCTAGGGCGTTTGCCGCGGCTGTTATTGCCATGCCGCCAAGTGGCCCACCCAAGGCCGTACCAATCCAAGGCGCGACGGTTTTAATGATTGCAGTAAAGTCCATGATTACTCCTTAATTGTCTTGCGCGGCATAGTCAAGCTGCCCGGCCACACGGTTAGCCCAGCCCTTGCCATAAGTTGGCCAGGTGCTCAGTGAGGTGTAAAACCTAATCCGATAGGCGTTAAATTTCAGCAGCAGGTCGTTCAACTCTGTGCGCTTTACAGCCGCCAAAGTCATCGGCCCAACATTGCCATCCTGCGCAACGCCAACGGCGTATTGCAGCGCCTGCCGCGCCTTGCCCATCCCGGCGTTAACAGCAAAGTCCCACATTTGAAAAACTACAGGGGACGGCAATTCATCAGCTGAGATTTTTAGCCACCAGTCGCGGTAATAAATAGCTTTTGCGCCTTCAAGCGTCAGGTTCTTGATGTCAATGTCGCCGTAGGTGTTGGCTGCAATGCCGTACTTTGTGCCTTTGAGTTCGCCCACCTCCACGCGGCCACCGGTCCAGTTGCCAGGGTCGCGGCGGTCATCAGAATAAACCCCCTCATGGCCGATCAGCCGTTCAAATGCAGTATCAAAGTTCACGATTTTGAATCCTGTGTAACCTTTTCAACGTGTTTAACGCGCTGGTTTAAATTTGCGACTTGGCCTAAAAGAAGCTGGTTCTGTGCCTCGCATTCGTGTTTTTGGTGAAGCAGCTCGTCAACCTGCAAGCGTAGTGCTTTAACCTGTTCAATCAGCGTTTGTACTTGTCGTTCTAACATTCCAATCACGCTTTTAGCGGCCTCGGTAACTGCGACATTTAAGCTGCTAGACGATATGTCCTCTTTGTCCCGGCGCATGAAATGCCGAAAATAGACAAACCCTGCAACTATTGCCGCGCTTACCGCCCCCCACACTGTTGCGTCTTCTTTAAGCATTTTCGCCCTTTTGTTTTCTGATGTGCCAGCCTTTAAAGTCTTTGCCGTCAAGAAAATCAGCAACAAAACCAGCGATTTTGCGGCGGTATTTCCATTCGTGCGCGTCCTCGTTATAACGACTGAATCTTTCTGTTACCAGCTCAAAAAAGGGGAACGACATACCCCAAACTTTGACCATGCGAAAAGAATACCACGGGCGCGGGTCTGCACAAATAGCAGGTAGCCAAAAGGCGTTATATGCACCGTCAAGAACAATCACGGGGACGGCTAGAGCTGTATCGAGCTGGACAACATGGGGCAATGACCTTTGTTCAATGCCAGCCCTTTGCGCGGCCATTACAAAGCCGTAGCCGTAGTAAAGAACGGGAGGTATGAGGATGTGACCGAGCATCCAGACTGACAGAATCCAAAGCGACCAGCTCATTGCAACGCCTCGGCAAAGGCCCCGCGCAAGTCGGCGGGCAATGCCGCCGCAATCTCGCGGTAACGCTGCATGATCTTGGCCTTGAAGTCGTCTGCCGTAACGCAAGCCGAAAGGTCGATCTTGGTCAGGTCTTTCAGGCCTTGCTTAGCCGTTTCAATTTCGAGAGCCTTTGCGGTGTCACCCTTCACAAGTGCAGACGCTTGCATGCCGTCCAGCACATTGACGATAGGTGCGCGCTCTATACGCGTCTGGGCCAGCGCCTGGGCCTTCAATTGCGCTACGCTTGGCGGTGTGGCTACCGGCTCAGTTTTTGGCTTGGGCACAGGCACTTTGACAAAAACTGAGCCGTTCCATTTAGAGTTAAAGCCGTCTTTGTGCTCGGGCTCTGGCGCGTCCACCGTGCCAGCGGGCAAAAGATAAACGCCTTCTTCCAGCGGTGATTCATCAGCCGTCGTCAGGCCAACAAACAGGCCGTTGGTGTCGAGCTGGCAAACAATTTTTGTTTTCATGTTGTGTCCTTAGAATTTGATGCAAGCGAGCAAAGCTACGTTGCGTGGGCGGGTTTCAGTCGTTCCTGTAGAACCAGTTCCGCTGATTGCCGATCCTCTACTGAAGGTTCCCGATAAGTTGTAAGTTGCGCCGCTATCAGAAATCACAGCATTTAAACTGTGTGTGTGTGGCTGCAAATCTTGAGCCTGCGCGGAACCAAATACACGACCAGTGTCAACGCCTCGCCCGTCATCCCAGCCGCGAAGGAATTCCCCGCGAAGGTCTGGCACGTTGAATGTTGTGCTGCCGTCACCCACGCCAAAAGTTGTGCTTATTGCCGTAAACAGTGCGGCGTATGTTGTCCGCGATACGGCTGCACCATTAGCCTTGAGATAGCCAGATGGCGCTGAGTTGGCTGCGTGGTAAATAACAGAGCCAACAGGCCACAAGCCATTTATTGAAGTGTACTGAATGATATTCCATCCGTTGCCAGCCAGATTTGGATATGCAACGCATGTATCGCCTGCAACGGTGGTGATGTTTGCCGCACCAGGAAGGTTTAAGGTTGTCGCATTGTGGGTCAGCAGCAAAGCGCCAGCAAAGCGTATGTATCGTGGCCCGTTGTAGTTTGTGCCAAATGATGTGATGCCAGTTGTGCCAGATATTTCAACCGCTACGCTGTTTTGACCACCAATATCAACCGTAGCTGCTGACGGCAGTGACGCTGGGGCGCCTTGGCTAAATAGCTGCTGAAACCGCAAAGAATCACCCGAAACAGTACCCGCGCCCAGCCCGGTTAGTTTGTTGCTAGCCATTGGCAGATTGGCGCTTGGGGGCGATTGGCCGTCCCGGGTGATAGCGTTTGTCAGGCCGGCCGCAATGTCTGTCATTGTGGCGTTAAACGCGGTGGAACTAATGACAGTCCCGGTGATAACCGGATTCCCCGGCGTGTAGGGTGAAAACGACCCTGATCCGTTAAATGGCATGTTTGTATCCTTGTGACTACTGGTTACTGGGCTTAGAATGCGAGAATGGATACTCTTTATTCTGCTATCGGCTTTGCGATTGCATTTGCAGCACGCAACTGGGTTTGGTGGTTGCTTTTGTCAACCAGTTTATGGCTTGGTCGAAAATTTTTACCCCCAAAACTTGGGTCATTGATTTTCGGCCATTACTGGGTTAAGAAGCATTCTCTGCGCAAGCGCGGCGGCTAATGCTTTTGCGGCTGGTGTAGCTGCTTTACTTGTTTGATCTGCTAACAATGCAGCCGTTGGATTGTTTGCAATAAATCGCGGATAAGCCGTCATCATTGGTGATGTTGTTGCTTTTGCCGCCGTGTAAGCCAATGGAGCACGAATCAACGAAGACAAAATATCTGCTGTTGCCTCACGCTCGTAAGTGGGTGAACCTGCTTTAAGCGGCTTCATGTTTTCGCCTATTTTGGCAATGTCATAAAGCGGATTACCTTCAAGCTTGCCCTGACGGAAAGCTGAGGGATTGTTGTTTCGTAGAGCAGCGGCCAATCGAGCAGGGCTTACATTGCCACCTTCGGCAACCATGCCCTTTTCAAGCGTTTTAAGATTAGCGTATTGCGGACGCACTTCTCGCAGCGCCTTGGCTAATGCCTCGTTACCAGATGCTTTAAGAGATTGTTCTGCTGAATCGTCAAGCGCACCTAATAGCTTGCCGTACAAAGCCTTGTTTGTACCTGTTGCATCAAATGCTTGATCTGATAATCCAGACCGCGTTAACTGATAGGTTTCGCCATCAATCTTGCCGCTATTTTGAGCAAGCATTTTGGCCTGTTTTGCAATTTCTGTAAGCGCCGGGTCGCGCTGGGCGGCTATTTGCCTGCTTTGGGTTTTTAACAACTCGTCTGCAATTTCCCCGACTTTTGGCGAAATAGCAATTTGTTTGCCGGGTAGGTCTTTGATTTCTTGAAAAGTTTTCCCCAGGCGAGTTGCAGCGTCAGAAAATACTTGCGGAGTCATTTCGTCCGCAGTTTCGCCAATACTTTGTGCGGCTCTGCGGTTTACAGCATTTTGATTGGCTTGTGCAAAATCTTGCATGACGCCAGCGCCGCCAGGAGTTCGCGCTGCTACGTCCTCAATGCGCGCCATTAGCGGGCTACCTGTTACCTCAGAGATTCTCGGTTGATACCCCATTGCAGCTGCAGCTTTTAACGCCGCACGCTGTCCGCTCGATAGCATTTTGCTGGCTACAGGGGCAATAAGATTAGCTACTTTTTGACCAACAGCACCACCAATAAGGGTAGAACCAGCGCCAACCACGCCGCGTGATGCGCGTTCTTCTGGAGAACCGTATTTAAGAGCCTCCATACCACCAGTCACCGCTGCTGATGGCAAAAGCCCGGCCAACCCTGTTGCCATAATAGAAGGAATAGCCTCCCCTGCACCAGTAGCTATTGGTCGAGCGGCTTTTAGCCCTGCGTATATTGCATCTTTTTCAGACTCAAGTCGCGCCTGTTTTTCTCGCTCTTGTTTTGCTGCATTTGCAAACCTTTCAGGCGCGAACCTTTCTACGCCCGCTAAAGTCAGGTCTTTTAGACCCATTGCCATTTTGTCAAACCCTTGTCCTGCTGCAACCGCTAACGTATCGCCTAAGCCCATGCCCTCAGCCGCCGCCTTTGATGCCTCCGCAGAAACATTGTTAGACTGCTTTTTGGGTTGTGCTGGTTTGGTCTGTTCTCGAGCCGCTTTGTACGCTGACGCAACCGTTTCAAACTCAGGAGAACCCTGTTTGTCTTGGTTGTCAACTATCCATTGCGCGTACTTTTCGGCACTCATTTTTTACCCCGGTTAAGGATAGCGTCAGCGTCATTAAAAACGCGATTGCCTTGGGGCATTGGTTTTGCGCTTGCGGGATCTGGTGCGCCAGTCACTGCGGCGGGCTCGTCAAAATTAAACTCTTGCCCCACCGTTCCCATTGTCGGATTGTTTTTCAACCTGTCTGCTACTGTCTTGCCTTTGCTGATAGATGCACGGCCAGCGCGTTCGTTCAAATCTGCAAGGTCGCGCAATGTACTGGCGTTGACCTCCAAATTACCAGACTTGGCACGCTCCAAGAATGCGCGATCTGTGTTGGTAAAGCCTTGCCCACTACCCAATCCAGATGTTTTGATAGCGTCCAGCGTAGAACTGGCAAGCAAGCCCGCAAGAGTTTCAGTGTTTTGAACCTGTTTGCCGTCAATAATACCTGCTGTAGTCAGTGCTTTGTTAAGCGCTAACCGAGCCTCTGCGCCCGTGCCCGTGATCGGGTTTTTGTCAAGATACGATTTGATGCTTTGCGCGTTTCTGATTCGATCACCAGCGGCACGCGCCGCGTCTATAGCTGCTAAGTCAGATGCTGCTAGTCCTTTGGCAATTTCGCCTGCATAGCCTTTTTCCGTGTTTACGCTAACATTCGATGCGCCAGCTCTTGCGATTCCAGATTTAACACCGACCAGCGGAGCATTAGGGATAAAGCCGCCTTTGCCATCGCTAACCAAAAGGTCTTTATATGGGTTGCCTGTCATTTCAAGCGGCGCAACACCTGTCGGCCTGTCGCCAAACTTTGTAACGGGCACTTTTTGCCCGCCTACGTCTTGGAAAGTCACCTCGTCGCGCCCGTAGTTCCTAGACTCGTAGTATTGTTTGACCATCTCAGGCGGCACACCCGCTGCAATAGCTTGCTGTGGCCCTGGTGCGCTTTGCAGCACGGACATCATGCGCTGCTGTTGCGCCTGTGCCTGCGCCTGCTTCGCCTGCTCTTGCGCCATCTGCAATTGACCTTGCGTGCCCATTTGTTGTAGTCCGGGCGTTCTAGCACTTGCCGCGTACTGGTAAGCAGCGTTAATGTCGCCAGGAACTGCAGCTTTTTGCGCGACTGGCATGGCGTTGCCCTCGTCGTCGTTCTGTGTCAGTGGCTGAATATCACGCGCTGCCTCACCGCCTAGCAGTTTGGTGAATTGCCCCATTTCCTCAGACTGACGGCCACGCACAGCCTCTGCAAGTGCTTTCTGGCGTTCATCGGCTTGCCGTACACCTTGCCCACCTTGATAGGCGTTTAGGAGCTGTGCGAGGTTTTGTGTGATGCTAGGGGCTACATAATGGCCGCTTATCATCTGGCTTTGTGGTGCTTGGTCGCCCTTTTGCCGTAAAAGCTGGGCGTACTGGCGCTGGCGTTCAATGTTTTGCGCCTCGATTTGCTCATCAAATCCGGGCTGGAAGAAGTTAGCTTGTGCCATAAGTTACCTTAAAACATCTTGCCAATGCCAGAGCCGAGCATCCCGCCCATTGGCCCACCTAATGCCGAGCCAGCCAAGCCAAACAAGCCGCTTGTAAAGTTGTTATTACTTGCGTTTGCCGCATTGCGTGCGCCTAGCGCGTTGTTGTAGTTGCTATTTGCCGCGCTGAACTGTGAATTTGCAGCGCTGAGCATGTCGGCACCTTGCGCTGTGGCTTGCTGTGCGTAGCTGCCAAACGTGGGGTTAGTCACCTGTGAACCAGTACGCAAGGCGTTCAAGGCGTTCAAGTCGCGGGTGTTGAAATACTGCTGCTCTTGAATACCCTGCTGGCGTGCCTGCTGGCCTGTGCTGATGCCTTGTAAGGCGGCTTGGCTGTACGCATCATTTTCCTGCCTGCCGATGTCGTCCTGTGCGTTTCTGTAGGCCTCCGAGCCTTGCTGAATACCTTGGTTGGCCAGGCGTGTTTCAGCACTTGCGCGGGAACGGTCAAGCTGTGGCTGCATTCTGCGAAGGATTGCGTCTTGTGCCGTTTCGCCGGGATTAAATGTGGGCTTAACCAGCTTGTTATCACCCCATCCTGCCGCCTGCTGTGCTGCAACCCGTGCCGTTGATTCGTCTTGCAGGTTTGCAAGCCCCTGGCTGGTTTTGTTGCTTTGGTCGAGTAGCTTTTGGCCTTCAGGCGTTAAATTAATGCGCTGCGTCCACGGGTCGTAATCTGTCGCGCCGCGCTGCCATTCAAGCGAACCGTAAGGCGTGTACTGATTGGCACGATTCGCTACGGTTGCGTACTTTGCGGCCTCAAGATTTCCCGTTGCCGTAGCTGTTGCTGCGCCCGCATAGTCAGGTGCTGGCGGTGGCGGTGGTGGTGGTGGTGGACTGCTGCTTTTACCCATTGTTTACTCCAAAAATCGACACTGATTGCGTGTCATAGTGAGAATGCAAAAATCCCCTTTTGGGCCTGCGTCTTTGATAAGTGATTCGTCTGTGAAGCCGATGTGTCGGGTAAAGCGAAGACAAGCCGAGTTTTCGGAGTCAATCACACCCACTATTTTTTTAACCTTAGCCACGTTGAAGGCATAGCCGAACAAAGCGCGTAGCCAAGCCTTTGACATTCGCTGTCCAGGCTCTAAGCCAACGTGAATTTGTAGCGAATTTCCGGTGTAGTTTTCAAAGAACACACCGCACACAATGCGGCCTTCTTTTTCAATCCCAAACCCGACACCACCGCCAAAATACTTACCGCCGCCCTGCGCTGCTACCCACTCGCAAACGCCTTCACCCTGGACAATCAAAGTACGCCTGCGCCTTTTTCTGCAACGTAGTCCACCGACTGCCAGCGCAGTTGTGCCGAACTGGTTTGCACTTTGAGATATAAAGCCGCGCAATAACCAACGCCGCCGATGGTGTTCCAGTCTTTGCGAAGTGTTAACCCACCCGCCCACACCGAGCCGTCCCATGTTGCAGCGTCCCATGTCGCGGCGGTTGACGGGCTGAATGTTGGACTGCCTACGGGTTCCTGAATATCAAAATCTACGTTCAAGCGAAGCAAAACACCGACGCCTGGAGAGTCGGTTGTGATGATCGGGCGTGCCATCGTGTAACGCTTTTGGCTCATGCCGCCGTGATACTGAAAAGACGGCAAAGCATTTCCTGTAATTGCTACGCCAGAATCATTTGCACCTATCCATGCCTTTACAACCTTACCCGCAGTGCCGTAATAAAGGGTTGACTGCGTTTGAACAAAACATGAAGCATTCCAGCCAATAAAGCGACACCACGACCCGCTCAGTGTGTTCATCACAAATTGTTGACTACCGCCAAACACCGGGACATTCAAAATCAGCGCGTTCTTTTCAGCAAACCCTTGGAGCTGCCAGCCGTAGGACGATGCATAAGCCCCCGTTGCATCGCTCATTGCTTGCTGTATCTTGTCGGTAATGCTGACTTTGGTAGACACGCGAGACGATTGCAAAGCAGCCGACAAGGGCTGCACACCATCACGGCAAATCAAAAGCAAATCTGAGCCGTACTTCACAAAGCAATTGCGGGTAACAGGCTCGCCAATGTCATACACACCGACTAAAACGAAGTCAGCCGCTGTAGAAGGGTCAATGCCGCGATACACAGCCACTTGGCCTTCAGACGTAATAAACACCGCATGGTCATCCATTCCAGACCCGCTGTCTATCGTCCAAGTACCCATCGCCATCAAGTAGCCGCCGCGATTAAACAATGATGCAAAATCAATTGACTGTGCCGCGCCGCCAATTGAATCAACTGGCAAATACCAGACTTTCATCGTGTCATCTTGAGTAAACCAGATGCGCCGTGCGTAGACGTTGATGTGTGTCAGCGTGGTGGTTGTTACGCCCGTTATTGCGGGTGAGCTTGCGCCCGTTATTGCGGTCCATGCCGTTCCATTCCACAAGCGTGGGCTATCCGCACCATTCACCGCGTAGAGGAACGAACCGCCAGCGGTGGAGAAATTCACATATCGCCATTGCGCGTTAGCTAGGCCAGTCTGCACCGCTGCACCTACGGCACCCGCTGCGGTCACGTTGTAAATGTTCGTGCCAGCAGCAGCAAACATGGTAGTCGCCCCGGCTGGCGTGTTGTAGTCCATCAGCGTTTCCACCGTGCCAGTAATGCCGGTCACATGATCAACGGAGCCGGGGCGCAGTGATACCTCAGTGGTCAGCGGGAAAAAGTTATCCAGAATCACCGCATCACGCGGCCCCATTTGCGCAATTGGGTCTTTTGCGTTCCAGCCACCTACCGGGGCGGGCATAGTAACAACCGAAGCTATGCGTTTTTTCATGAGCCAGGCCAATTACCATCAGGGATGTTTGCCATACTCAGCAGCACCGAGCCGCTACCCTGAGCCAGTGACAACGTAGGCGCTGATTTGTTTTGTGCTTGGCACGTTGCCAGCAGATTTTTATATGCATCTTCGTCGTATGCAAAGCCTTTGGCTTTATTCCAGCGAAGCTTTAAGCCTTCCACCATGAGTGAATCGTCAAACACGGAGCTATCGGTATCGAGCGTGAACTTTTCTTTTGTCGTGCCTGCCAGTGCTGTAACCCAGTTCTTGCTAACGTACTCCATCGACAAGAGCGAAGCAGCGGACGGCGGCGGGTTAAGTTGTATCGTGTTGCCTGCAATCCTGAACCGCAAGCGAGGGCCAGCGTACACAATGCCGCTTTTGAAGTTCTGCCACTCTTGCGCCGACTTTGGGCCATTCAAAGGCCAGCGGTTTGTTCTGTCCCATTCGGTTTGTTCAATCTGCCGTAGCCAGTCTGTCGGCAGCGGGTAGTTGACTTGACCGAAGTTGATAGCAATGCCTACGCCTGTAGCCTCTGACGGCTGGTTAAGCGTGACCGTGCCTACACCTACAGAAATGATCTGGGAGAACGGCACAGCGCCTACAAAAGAAGCGCCCCAATTGGTTGTCAATCCCGTGGTGTCGGGGATGCCAGTCACCACCGCACTGCCTTGCGTCACGTTACCCGTGGTCACTAGCGTTGCGGTGGTCAGTAAATATTCTTTATCCAGCTCTTGCCAGACGAATTGGCGCGACAAGTCACGGCCAAAGCGATTCAGGAGGGCGGCAATCTGCTGGATTTGCGGATCAGTCGATGTCGCTACTTGCGTAGGCGCGGCTATGCCGACCTCGTAGCACATCTGTTGCGTCAGTTCCAGCAGATTCATGGCTTATGCCTTCTTAATGTTGGTTGGGCGGCGAATTCGTATTTTTTGCTTTTGACCAAAAGGGTAGTAGATGCCGCAAGAGAGCGCGTCCACAATTTCCATAAAATCACACCAGAAGTTGTAAATCCGGTTCATGGTTTATGCCTCTTCGGTTTCTTTTGCAGGCCGACCGCGCTTAGGCTGTGCCATTTGCGCGATCTGCTCTTTAAGGGCTTCAATCTCGCCTTGCAAGCGGTCATTTTCAGCGGCTTGGCGCGTAACCAGTGCAGAGTCTTTCGCGGCCAATAGCCATGCTTTGGCCTTGCTGCGTAGCTCCATGTAGCCCATCCCCATGCGCTTGCAGGTTGAATCAGACAATTCAGCCAGTTGCTCGACCGAGCGTATCTCAAAGAATTCGCATTCTTTAACCTGAGACTTGTTCACAACAGGCCACATCGATAGCGGCGTGCCGTCGATTACATCTTTCATGCCTTTTTCAAACCGCTCGTATTGGCGGCGATACTCTTCTTTGTGTTGTGGCGTTGCAGGCGTTTCGATGATGGAAGTTGCATCACCTGGCACCATGATTCGCACGAATATGCGCTGCTCATAGACCGGGCGGCCTTCTTGTTCGCTCTTGAAAGGGATTTCAAGTGCGTCTTCATAAAATTCAACAAACAAATTGGCTGTAGAGTTGTCCACAGTAGTTCCTTTTAAAGTTGCCCCGGTTTAGCCCACCGGGGCGAAGGGCTTACGCTGAAAGAATAGCGAACCAGTTGGCCGAGCCTGTTCCCACGAACATAGCGCGACCACCAGCAGCGACTGAAAAGCCGCCAGTAGTAGCGGTCAAGGCGTTAATGCTTGCGCCGGTACTGGGGTACACCAGTACAGCGTTAGCGCCTGAGTTGATAACAACAACGGCTGAACCAGCCTCGGGAGCCATCAGGCGAACACCTGTTGACGCCGCAGCGGTAGTCACGCGGTTAATCGCGGCTGAGAGTCCTGTTGCGTCAGCATTGGTCGTGCCTGCGGCGGTTATGGTGTCAACCACATCGCCGCAGGCATTAACTGCTTGCTGTGCTGAGAACCCCGAACCCATAAGCCGGGTTGGAATTGCCATGCTTTACTCCTTAAACGCCAGCGCGTGAGAACCAGCCACGGTCACCCGAAGCCATCGCCACAGCAGGCGACAGGTAAGAACCACCGGAAGCAGTAGCCAGAAACGTGGTTGCGTTGACGGTGCAATCTGCATCGCTTGCGGAAATAACGGCGTTAGCTTGTGAATACACGTAAATACGGCCATTGGTGGCAAATACTTGCGTACCCAACTGAGGTGCATCCTCTGCGGTTGTGCCGACATCAGCCGCGTGGGTGATGGTATTGAGGTCAATGCCCTGAACGGGCGTAACTGTAAATGGTGATGCCATTTGAAACTCCTAAAAATGTGAATGAACAACAGGGCCGAAGCCCCATTGATTAGCCAGCGTGGAAAACGCCTTGGAACTGAGCGCCCGAGCAGGTCAAGTTGCCAGCCCAGCCGATCAACTTGGTTACAGCGTCTTGGTTGACAGAGGTGCGGTCACCGCCGATTGGCACGAAGTTGCGATCAGCGTGAGGACGGAAGTGCAAGAACTTTGTATTCATGAAGTACATGGTGTTGGCACTGATAGAGCCACCGATACCACCGTCAAGCACCACATCAGCGGCTTTACCCGTGCCCATGTATTTGAGCGAGGCGAAGCCAGCAGCAGCCATTTCTTCCGACGCTACGCGCTGGATAGCTTGCAGGCTTTCCAGGTACAGACGGTAATAGTTGTTGTCAGCCACGATCAAATCAGCCGAGTCAGTACCGCGAACCAGTTGGAGTGCCAAGCGGTTCATGTAAGACTGGATGTTTGCCGAGGTTGCAGCAGAGCCGCCGTTGGTCACAGCACCAAATGACGCATTGCGCCAGAAAGTCCAAGTGGCGCGGTTGATGTTGCCATAAGTGCCAGAGGTAGGCGCAACAGCGATAGCGGCCTGCAAACCTGTAATGTCCTTGCCACCGTTGCCAGTGCCGTTGGAATACAAACCAGCAGAAATGCGATCCATCAAGTTAGCTTCTGCCACCATGATGCGGCCTTCAACCAGGTCAATCACGCGCTCTTTGCCCGCGTTCTGGAGCATTTCCAGACCAGACACCGACACCGCAGCAGCGTACTGCTTGATGTCGAACTGAGCAGCCGAGATTGGGCTGTTTGGGGTGATGTCGATCACATCGTAGCCGCTGTACGAGCCAGCGTTACGGGTTGTTGCATCGAGGTATGCCAATTCTTGCAGAATGACGTTACCGCCACTGAAAGTCTTGACGTTGCCGCGCTTTTTAAGGCGAAGCAGCAGAGCGGTGTTCTGGCTGACGTTATCGGCCAGTGAGCCGGTACGGGACTGGATACCCGCAGTGATGATGTCACTGATGTTGGCGAAGGTTGCCATTGTTTAACTCCAAATAAAATTAAGATTCCCAAGCGCTTTCTAGAGCTGCTCGGAGGTTGGTTGGTGCTGCGCCAGAGCCGGATGCAGGGGAGCTGCCACGTACCGACACCGATGCGGCTTTCGCACGGTTGGCAAGGGCTGCTGACTGCGCCTGCTTTAACGCTTCGCTCCTTTGCTGTTCAAGCAAGGTTTGCCGCGTTTGCGGGTTGGCGTACACCGCTTTGTCGTAGGCGTCTTTTAAGTCTGTGGCGCGTCCCGCTTGTAAAAGCGCGGCCATATCCTCTCTGACTGCCTCAAAATGCTCTGCCGTTGCTGCAAACGCTTGCAATTCACTGTTGAGTGATTGGCGCTGCTGCTCTTGCTGAGACTGCTGGAAACTCTCTTGTTGCTGCTGTATTTGTTGCAGCCGCTGCTCAAGTTGAAACGTATAAAGGTCGGGCTGCGGAATCTGCGCGGCTTGTCCCATATCAATGCCGTACTGCTGGGCAAGCGAAGCAAAATACTGCGCACGCTGCGCCGGGTCTGGGTTGCGCAACATTGCATCAGCGCGGAGCAATGCGCCTACCGCTTGGTCTGGTGCAACGCCCAATTGCTGAATGGTCTGCATGTAGGGCTGGATGGCTCGCTCCATGCTTCGGCCTAAGTCTGCGTGTTGCTTGAAGCCTTCAATGCCCTTGTGAAAATCCGTTTCCCGGCGCAACACTTCATCTTGAACGTGCGGGGGGAGCTTGTCGAATTCTGCTGCAGCTTCTTTCTTCCATGAGGAAGGTGGGCGCTTTGCCTCTGGTGCTGGCGTAATCTCTGCGGCTGGCGCTGCAGCTTTTTCTGCGGCTTGCTGTGCCAGTTCGGCGGCGGTAAAACGTCCCGATTCATCGCGTGCGCGTGCTGGCTTGTCTTCTACCGGCTCGACGGGTTCCGCTGGTTCCGACTGTTTATCAATTGCGGATTCCAGCACCGAGCGCAAGTCTTGCGGTTCATTGCTGGTGTCCAGGGTTGCCTGTTCACCTTGCTCTTCAATCATTTATTGCTCCAAATAGACGAAAAAAAAACCACCCGAGGGTGGCTTGCACTGCGACTGATCGACTCAGCCCAAAACCCGCCTTACCGACTCTTCTGCGGCTCTGCGAATGCCTGCGCGGTCTGGTTCACGCGGCTTGTTAACTTGCTTTTCGTTGCCAATTTCAATCAGGCCGTGCCGCTTCAAGTGGTCACGATGCTGTGAACGTGAACTAATCCATTCACCTGTCGCCATTGACTGATAGCCATGAATATCTGGCACGATGTACGCACCCTTGTTGATGCTTGGGCCGCGATATTCATCTTTGGGTATCAGTTCACCAGTGGTAGGGTCTTGAACCCATGTTTTTCTCATGCCACCGCCTCGTCGGATGCTTGGTCTTGTTGTGCGGTCATCACGGCATTGGCTGATATTTGCGCTACGTCGATCTTTGTTTGTGCATCAAGCACGGCTTTGAACTTGTCAAACATCAAGCCCATCGCCATCTCTTGCTGCTTTGCGGCCATCTCGCGGTCTTGCTTGGCGGCTTCGCGTTCACCTTCAAGGCGTGCGCGGAACTGCTCTAGCATCATTTCCTGATTCAATTCAGCCTGCATGCGGCGCTCATCGGCTTGCGCTTGCAGGGCTTCGCTTTGCTGTTGTGCCTGTAAACGCATTTGCTCGGTTTGTTGATCTGCCTGCAGCTTGGCTTGTGCCGCCTGTTGCTGGGCTTGAATCTTCAACATCTCGGGGTTAGGCTGCTCCGGCTTGGGCTGCTTGGCTTTTTCTGCCTGCTGTGCAATGAACTGTTCCAGGCTGGCCTCCATCGCCTCGCCTGATTTAAACGAGCGAACGCCAAACATAAGCATTTCACCTAAAAGCGGAGCCATTTCAGGCGGTGCTTGGATAGCCTCACGCAAGAACCCGCCCGCTGCTGTCAAGAACTCCATGCGGCTTGCTTTTTCGCCTGCCTCATCCAGTTCCACCATTGAATCAGTGGCTACTTCAATGCGAAAGGCGCGAAGCACATCGTTTTGCAGCAGTTGGATTGCTTGCGTCACGTACTCAGCGTCCTTCGTGCTTTCGATGCTGGACATTGCCACCAGTACCTCGGGACGGTACAGGCTGCACATAATTTGCGCTTTCATGCGTAGCAAGTCAGAGGCAAACCGTGCAACGTCCGACTGCAGCGTTTTTAAGCGTAGGGAAGCAAACTGACTCTTAATCTGTTGCGCCGTAGCAGTTTCAGAGGCTACCGATGCGCCTCGAATAATGTCCGATAGCCCGGTAATCTCATAAATAATCTGTTTGACCTGATCGCGTGCTGTGTACAAACCAGCTAAAGCAGTCAACACCATATCAATCGGCATGAAGTCAACTGCGCCCTTAAGTCCACCTTTTTCGGCAAACATGGCCCATGTGGACACGGGGATAAGTTGGTTATCCACACCCTCATTCAGCATGCTCTGGATACCCGCGTGGCTTGCGTCATATACGCCCACTACCTTAACGGCTTTTACCAGCATCGCAATGCGTGCGGTCAGCTCGTCCATTTCCTTGGCCTGATCCTGGTACTGTTTGAAGTCAGGCACCGGCACCAGCGTATCGCTTGTCAACGTCGCATAAATCGGCTTAGGGCATGGGAAAAAGCCTTCCAGCTCAAGCGGGTCATCCCGCACGTCCAGAATCTCCTGGAAGCCTTCAGCGTGCCAATAAACCTTTTTCTCAGACTTGCACCAAATCTCCCAAACCTTCGCCTTCTTCATGCGATCAATCTGGTCAGCGGCCATGCCGTCAGACTTCATTTGATCAATGCCAATAGGCTCGTGAGCTAAGGGCGCGTTTTTGAATATGTCTTTAAAGCGCTTAATACCCTCATCCTTGCCCATATAGACAAGGCGCGCAACCCATGTAACCTCTTCCCAAGTCCGTGCAGGTGAGTGCCGGAAATCTTCCCAATACACATAATCA